TCGGCGGCGAATGGGTACCCGCCGCGCCCGAATCCGCGGTGTACGGCCTGCCCGGTACGGCCTACCCGAACGATACCCTGTACCTGCCGCACGGCGTGCTGCCCGGCTCGGTCAAAATCGACGGCTACCGCGACAATGGCTTGGGGC